AAAGACATAAGGTCTTTCGACCAATATGCATTATTGGGAGACGACATCACTATAGGCGATAAGGCCGTTGCCGAGGTGTACCTACAACTGTGCCAAACTCTAGGGATGAAAATCAAGTTGGCAAAATCTTACCTATCCCAGAATGGGTTAGTTAACTTTGCCAACCAGACTTACCTTCGAGTCACCAACATTTCACCTCTTTCACTTCGTGAAGAGATTAATGTGTCCGGACTACCATCTCGGTTGGAGATGGTCGCTCGGATTGTCTCCCGTTGGTATAGTTCCTATGATGCTTCGGCAAAGCTTACTGTTTCGACTCTATTGAACTTGTTGGTGGTGCCCTTTCGGGCGTACACAATAAGAGAGATGGGGGAGAGACACCATGGGCTTGTGGAAGCACAGATGATAGGTCTTCTTGGTTGGTTCTTCCCAAATCTTCGAAATTTCAAAGAGATGGGTATATTGAACCTATCCCTAAAACCAATGCTCTGGGTGTTAACCCAAGAGCGTGGCATACAGGGAAGAATGGCTTTAATCCGTGCGGGCCAGATGCCACATGGGGCCTCCGAGGGTCACTTATGGGCTCTATGGCATAGCTTGTTCGGAGAACTAGCTGAAGCTGCTCGGATACGGGCAGCTTGGATTGGTACTCAGTACCCAATCGATGTCCATGAGTTTGTCCACGAGGCAATGTTCATAGAAGAGTACTTCTCAACCTATATTGATGAAGTCTGCTTCAAGGCCCAAATGGCCTGGGCCGTATTTGATAGTGTTCATATTTCACTATCAGACCCAGAACAGAGCACGTGCACCGTAAGTCTCCTCGACGGATCTGAGATTACCTATGTCAAAGACAATTGTCTAGACGAGGCTTCTCTCTTTGAAATCATTGAGTCGACGTGGACTCAGATAAAGGCAGTCCCCGATTTCAAAACAAATGGTAACAAAGCCTTGAAAGGCTTTGCTGCCATAGAGCGTGACTGGTCAGCCAGAAACGCGCTCTTACTCTTTGCAACTTTTGCAAGAGGTTGTAAGAAATTCGAGTCTCTACACCGAGCTTTAGCTCATGTGGTTCCGGATCTTAGGAGTCCAGTCCGAGTGGACCGGGACGTTCCCGTTTCACCTTCCCCCCTTGAGATCCAGCCATTCGATGTAGGCTTTTCGCCTAATCCTTGGATGGATGAGTATTTTGGTATGTTGGCAGGAAGCTTCTCCGAAGCTAAACCTTTCCATATTACCGAGTACTTCCGCGAGGCTCTCCCTCAAAGGACAAAAAGTCCTAAGAGATCGAAGCACTCGAAGAGTTCTCCGAGCCGTAAGGGCGGTTAATCCTCCTCTTGGCTATTCTAATTGTTACCTGGCAGCGAC